CCGCCACCTGTTGTTGTTGTAGTACCTGCTATTGGATCTACATAGCCAGTTCCACCAGCTGTCAACGTAATAGGACCTACAACAGAAGTTAAAACCACTACCGCGTTTTGAGTTCCACCGGGAATTACTATTTGAATAAAGTCGTTTACATTGTAACCCGTGCCACTATTTATAATAGTAAATGTTACAACCGAAGTATCAGTAGCTGACGCAATTGAATCAACGCGTATAGTCATACCTGTACCAGCTCCTCCAGAAGTATTATATGTCGTGCCAGCTACATAACCTTGACCTCCATCAGTTAAAGTAGCAGCTGAATCGCTAGAGTCTTGATTATTAGGATATAAATATGTTAAACCTACCGCTCCTTTAGGAACATAAAACGCTTGGTCTTGCGTTAAAGTATTATTAGTTACAAATGCATAAATACTATTTTTATTGTCGCTAGGAAGCACACCAATAAACTCTGAGTCATCTTGAAAATCTTCAAAAGTATTAATACCATTTACACTAATGTCTTGTAAAAGTTGATTACCTAAAACAGTTTGAAGTGTTCCTACATTTCCTTCAGAACTTCCATCTCCTTGAGATTTGTTTATAGAAACATTTAAAGCGTCTCTATATTCACCCTCAGGCATTAACCTATCATCGAGATCTTTATTCATTTTAGATCTCAAAAAGCTATTTTTAAATTCTGCCATTAAATTTTAGTGTTTTATCCATTTAGATTTACCTCGCATAACTTGTACTATTTCATCAAGCTTTATGTTAGATAATCTTATTTTAGCATTTCTAAGCTTAGCGCTTCTGTCTCTTTTTAGCCTCATTACATCATTTGGGTTTTGACCAGCTCTTACAGACACTATATTATATAGTATAGACGCGTATAGAGCGTCTTCTGCGAGTTTAGGTACTTTACTGTCACCGTCATGAGCCAAACCATCAGATATGTATTCTAGCACAATTAACTTATTTGCTAATTCATTTGAAAAAGACATTTTACCTTCTCTATGGTTCATGCTAAACCAACCGTTTATTTGAGAAGTTTGTGGGTCTAAACCATATAACTTACCTGTGTTAAAATTACCATCAAAACCATATAAATTCCACCAATAAGCAAAATCATCAAAGTTGTTTAGTAGGTTAAAGTTTAATAAATTTAAATTAGCATTTTTCCAACGATCTTCTGTTATTGAAGTTCCTTCTAAGTTTTCACCAAAATTATCTTGAGTTGGAATACCGCTAGAGTCTTGTATTGGATTATTGTATGGATTTATTGTAAGATTGTTTACAGGGTATATAATTCTTTTTATACCTAATTCATCTATTCTAGAGACTTGTACATAGTTGACATAATCTTGAGGAAGTGCTATACTGAGCGAAGGCGGTACTGTTAATTCTTGAGAGTGTATACTTTTCAATGTATCATAACTAAATTCTTGCAAAGATCTTTTGGCAAAGAATAATACATCAGATTTTTTAGCGTTTTGTAATATTTTACCGTCACCTACATAACCAACCATAAAGTTATCTATAGCATCGTTTAAAGTTATATACTCATAACCTCCATAGTTTTCTTCTACAGTATCACCAAAAGCATCAAAACCAGTTCCAGCAGCGGTATTACCGTATTTACCACCATCTAATGTTTTTAACTGAACTACTAAATAATGGTTTATTGTTAAAGAATCGGCTATTTTTATAACATTATTTGTTACTGTGTAAGAACTTGTGTATTCTGTAAAACTACCTGGTAAGCCAGTAGAACTTGTATAAATCTTAAAGTTGTTTAAAGCATAGTCTACGTTGTTTGGATCAAAATTACCAAAGACTAAATCCGTGTCAAAAGTTGTAGTAAACTCTTGGTTAACTCCAGTAGATGGTATTAAAAAAGGCTGCGCACCTTGGTAATACTGTTGATTTGTTTCTGTTACTAAACTCATTTATTTAAGATTTTAAATTTACTTCAGTTGCTTGAGCCTCTTGAGCTGCTACATCTATAATAGTAGGATCGTTTATAACAACACCAAAATACTTTAATATATTTATAATTATATTGTTTTGTTCAGATATGTCTAATTGAAAATCTACAGAAGAAGAATTATTTCCAACACTTTTAAATATATATTGACCCACTGTACCTATATTAAAATCCCAGTTTGGCGTAGTAGGATTGGTAAGACAGTTTACAGAAACAGTATCATTTGCAGCAAATGGAGAAGGAGATATTTTTAAAACTAATGAACTAAAAATATTTAAAACAAAAGTAGCATCATTGTTTCCACCGCTTATAGTTATTATATCACCTGGATTGTACCCTGTCCCAAAATTTAAAATATTAAAAGAAGAAATAGAACCTCCTATGTATACAACATTTGCTATTTGCAAACCAGTTCCACTACCGCCTATAGTTGCGCCTGTTGCCGCCGTGGTATTATAACCAGATCCAGCGTTTGTTAAACTTCCGAAACCTAAGGCTACGTTGCTGTTTGTTGTGTAAAATATAGGGTATTGTTTTGTAGGAGATGTTAGTTTTGATCTTGTAATTTTATCAAAATCTTTTTTACTAACTAATTGAGTTATAGAGTCATATTGAGGTTGACCAGAGTATTTAGTAATTACTTCACCTATTTTATATATTGTGTTAGGCGTGTTGTTATAATAACAATCATTAGAAGAATTATATGTAAATAAAATTTCTTTTTCAAAAGGATACAACTTATAGGCTATATCTTTATACATATTAAAAAACTCTGTATCGTTTTGAGTGTTGTTTTGTATTTGACGATTAACTTGATTACCGTCAGGAAAGTAAGATTGAAATATTTCTTTTTGTACTAAATCGGCAATACTTCCAAACTCTGAAGGAGTTACGTAACCTCTTTGTTCTTTGTTTAATATATACAAGACTGTTTGATATACTGTATTTACGCTTACTGCCATATTAATTTTTTATTATACTATAAAGGCGGCCGAAACCGCCTATATTATAGTATCACTTGTTTTTATAGTTTTTTATCTATAGATTTATAGATCTCAACACCTTCGTCTGTTTTTAAGAAAGCAGCAAATGCTGAGTAAGGGTTTTCATCAAAAGGCACGTTCATTAATTTTCTGCCGTTTGATCCCCATGTAAATGTTCTTTGATCAGGCGATAAATTAATTATACCAATTTCAGTAGCTTTAATAGCTATATTTCTTAATTGAACATTATCATCATTAGCTAAGCTAATAAATAATTGTGGGCTATTTCTAGCAAACAAAAGAATATCTCTTTTTACTTCTTTAGAGCTCATATTATTTACTTCAGAGCCTTTTTCAACTCTTAAAATAGCTTCTGCTTGATCTATATCCATGTTTCTAGCCGCATTTAAAGCGTCAATCTGAAGATCTAATATATCTAATTGATCTATAGCTTGTTCAACTGCGCTAAATTCTTGATACATTTTACCCTTTAATGGGTGATATAAAGAAAGTAGTTTTTGTAAATTTTGTTTTTCTTTTGGAACTTTTAAATCGCCGTCTTTAAACATAATGTGACCAAGTGTTGCTTCACCTTTTTGTTCTTCTACAAATGGTGAATCTTGATTAGTTGCATATCTAATTTCTTTTTGCTTACCTGTATTTTTATCAAAATACAATAAAGCGTGTTTTCTAGTATGCTTACTTGGTATTGTAAAAGTTAAAGGAGATTTATTATTTGTTAAATAATAAAATCTATCTTTTATTTCCCACGCATTTTTTGCGGGTTTTTTTGGTGTTTTTGTAACCACAGGTTGAGGTGCAACCTCTACATTTTCTACTGCTTGAGCTTTTTTAGCCATGATATAATAAAATTAAATAGTTAATAAAATAATACCCCGCCCGAAGACGGGGATATTATTAAGTTTGAATCATTATTAGATTCCTTTGAATAATACAAAGTTGTTAGCAGCTTGTGTTACTAAACATCTTTCAGATAGGAAGTTTACTTCCATAGCATCTAATGTAGATGTAAACGCACCACCAGCAGAACCAGTCAACCAAGACTTCATACGACGATCATCAGCTTGTGAAGCTCTGTATCGTACATGTAAGAAAGGTCTACGGATGTTAGTTCCTAACACTTGATCGTATACAGTTGAAGTTCCAGCAGGTATTAATACACCTTCGATAGAATTAATTCCGTCGATAGCGCCACGAGTTGAAGCATCATTTAAGTATTTCCAATCAGTTTTGTAGAAATCATAAGAACCTCTTCTGAAACCGCTGAACCCTAAGTTCAATGCCATTTCTTCTGAGTTTTCAAATAATCCAAATGCAGTACCACCAGCAGCACCACCAGAAATTGCAGCTAACATATCATCAAAATCCAAAGCAGTTTGTCTTTGTAAGAACAGCATGTTTTCTTCAATAGCACCTTGAGTATCTAAGTTTTTAAGAATAGCATCAAAGTCATCGATTCCAGCAGCAGCAGTAAATCCTACTTGTACATTTCCACGATCTTCAATAGCAGCAAATAAACCTTCAGATCCAGGTAATTTTGCAGCACCAGCTAAAGCTGATTTTTCAGATTCTACCATAGACATCTCTAAGTAATCTTCAAAACGTAGTCTTGTTTCAGACTCAGCTTTTAAATACCATAAATATCCAGAAGCACCATCTTCAGTTGCAACTTCTACCCATCCAATTTGTGCCATATCAGAACCAGATACTACGTACTGACTTCTAATAATAATTGGAGTGTTTGAAAATTGAGTAAACTGAGGATCTACTGATACATAACCATCAGTTGGATTTCCAGCGTCTACTGTGTTTCTATCTAAAGCCACACCTTTTTCATAAGCAGAACCATATACAAATACTTTAACAGATCCAGATGTAAAAGCTGAACCAGCTGTATTTAGGTTATTACCGTTAAACAATGAAACAGTAATACTACCAGCAGTCGCACCTTGAACACCTACTGTACTTGCAGTTACAATAGCTTTACCTTCTAACCCAGTAACAGGATCTAATATAACAACAGTATCATTTTTTGATATTACATTTTGTATAGTAGTTATTGTAGCAGCAGGAGCAACAGTAATAGTGTTATTACCAGCGCCACTAAGAGTACAATCTTTATAAGAGATGTGTAATCTGTTTTGCTCAGACCAAATCACTTGATCAGATGTCATTGGCATTTCAGCGCCAACCATTCTTAAGAATCCAGATAACGTTCTGTTTCCATAACGCTCTACTTCTTGTTCATAAACTTCAGGTAAATACTGCTGAGCAAATGTGTCAGTGTTTCCAGCACCACCGTCATTAAATTTTAAGTAGTTACTATTAGTAATCTCTTGTGTTTGAGATGGAATAATACTACCAAATTGAGGAGTTAAACTCATAATTTTAAGTTTTATTAGTTAAATTTTTTAGTTTTTATTTTTAATTTTGTAGAATCAGCACCTGAAATTGCTTTAACTTTAAATCCATCAATAAACACATCTCCTTGAGTAGTTCTAGCTTTAGTGTCACTCAAGTTTTTTGATTTGTTTACAACGTCTTTTACAGCGTCTGCTTTTCCTTGCTCATAAAAATGAGAGGCAATTTTATCTACATTTTCAGCAGCATACATAGCCTTGTGATAACCATTGACATCTTTAACATTACCATTTTCGTCTAGGAACTTCCCAACGAGGTTTGTTATATTAGACTGGTTTTCTGCAACTTTATCTTTGTTTTGAATGTTATACTTATATTTCTTTTCACCAACACTGATATCAAAACCTTTGAAATCATTGCTAAAAAGCTTTTTTGTATTATCTTTAAACAATTGATGCTGTTGCTCAGCTTGTTCTTGCTCCTTGTTATATCTATTGAAAAAATCCATAGCTTTTTGTTGTTCCTGAGTAACGCCCGGTCTCAACTTGATCTCGTCGTAATACTTACTCTTGGTTTCCTCTAAAAAGTTTTTGGCTTTTGCAACTTCTTCTTTAAACGCAAGTTTCTTTTTGCGTATATCCTTATCTTCGTCTATTTCTTCATCATAGTCAAAATCTTCTAACAAAAGATCAAGATCTTCAGAATCTAAATAAGGTTTATTTTTTTTGTAATACTCTTTGATAAGAGTTTTATCGTCTATGTTACTGTAATCAGCATTTAGACGAGTATAATCTTCTATTGTCCCACCAGTTTCTTCCATAAATGAAACTAGCTTTTCAATATTCTCTGGCAATGGTTTGCCTAATACTTTTTCATCTCTTATAGCCTCTTTAACTTCAGCTTCAACCTGTTTAACTTCAGCTTCTGTTACTTCTTGGATCGGAGAAAACCCTTCAACATTCTCGTTGGACTCTTGTACAGGTTCTCCCATCTCTGCGCTATCTCCGGATGGTTCTTCCACAGATACCTTCTTTGTTTCTCCGATTTGAATGGCATCGTTTTCTTGTTTTGGAATTATTACTTTTTTAACCTCTGGTTCTAATTCAACCAAAGGTTCTTTAGGATTTATGTTTACTTTAGTAACATTATCCTTGATTTCGTTTAATTTTTTAGGTGTTTTCTTTTTTGTTTTTAATTTAAACTCACCTTCCTGCTTAACAGATTCATTTGTTTTTACTTCTGACATAATATAATATAATTAAATAATTAAATAGCGTTTACATAAACGCGCTCATACCAGCGTCTGGCTGGTTTTCAAAATCAATTGGTAAGCCATCATTTTTTCTTTGGCTTATCATTTCGCTTTGTTGCGTACCTTCCATTTTTATACGCTTGTCTTTTCTATCTTCTATCATTTGTTCTTTTGCTCCAATGGCTTGCACATCTAACTGCTTCAGCTGAAGATCAAATTCAAATCTTCTTTGCATTTTTTGCATTTCTAATTCATTTTGAATCTGCATTCTTTCTATCTCCATTTGATTTTTAGATTGCTCAAATTGGACTTTTGTACTAGTTACAGCCTCTTGTTTCTGCACCTCAGCCATTGCTGTTTTTTCAGCTGTATCTGCCTGCGCTTGACCTTGAGCCGCGATATTAGCCTGTTGAATAGCTGCATCTTGTTTTTGCTTTTCTTTACGCTTAATTTTAAGCATTTGGTTAGCAAGCTTAAGATTTTTTATTTGTCTTAAGTCTATAGCGTCTTCTAAGTTTATACCGCCTTGTTGTATAGAAGCTTGTATATTTTGTTCTAATTGTGCTTGCTCTTCTTCATCTGGTTCTAATTCTAAGAATATACCAAAGTCATGAAGATTTAAGTTAACTATTTCTTCTAATGTTTTTATATTAAAAGTAGATATTGAGTTTTGTAGTGAACTTTTAGTAAGCGGGAACTCTAAAGCGTCTGCTATTTTTAGCGCAATATTTTCTGATATTCTAAGAGTTAAATAAAGACTAGATTGTAAAACATGCTTAGTAGCAGTATTAGACGCGTTAGCCGCTAATTTTTGCAATCCTACTAATGTGTTACGATCTGGCAAGCTACCATCTCTAGCTTCATTAAGCCCTGTCACATCGCGTATCATTTGTAAATAATACTGATATGTTGATATTAAACTAGATATTTTAGCATTACCACTTCCACTTTGCAATTCTTGAACTGGAACTTTACCAGCGTTCATTTCACCGTCTTGCGTAAGTGATCTACCAACTACAGAACCAGTTTGAAAATACATATTTAATGCTTCAGCTGGATTGTAATTAGTACCATTGCCAAGATCAACCTCAGCGAGTCCGTCCATGTCTAAATAAACACCATCCGGAACCATGCGAGATATAACTTGTTGCAACTTTAAATGTGTCAACTGAATCATGTCAGCAAAACCAGTACATCTACTTACTAATGACTCTATTCTACCTTTATACATTCTTGGTGCACAAATAGCATAATTCATTTTTACCTTAGTAGTATCAGACATAGGTCTAGTCATGTTTTTAGACAACTCCCAGTTTAACATTATATTAGTACCTAAAACTTTAGCACCGCTATATAAAACTTCTATAGATCTTGATACTCTTTCAAAATTATCATTTTCAGGTGGATTAAAAGTATCTGGTTTTTCAATAGCTTTTAATAAACCTTGATCAGTTTGTTTTATTTTAAAAACCTGATCATTATATGTTTTGTAATCAAAATACAAAACCTGAACGGTGTTATTGTCATAGTTACCGTATCCAGTTATGTATGATTTATTACCAGGCGTATTTTGAATCATTTTCAATTCATCTTCTGGTATACCTGGAAATTCTTTTTTTAATTCTGGTATTGTTAATGATTTAACTTCACCAACGTAATATATATCTTCAAAATTAGGATCTTCACTGTAAGAGTAAACCATATAAGCTGGATCAACATAATCAACAGTAACACCATTAGATGTGTTAAAATCTGTTTTTACAGCTGCTATTCCTAGAACCGTTAAATCCATATTTAATCTTCTTCTTGTAAGATCGTATTTATTTTGAGCCATTACAGAAGATATAGCTTCTTCTTGAGCTATTTCAATTGACTGCTTATAACTTAACTGCATGTGCAATTCTAAGTCTTCTGGGGTTTCAGGTATTACATCTTTGCTCGGAGATTGATAAGCGTCAATACCTAGCGTCTGTTCTAAATTTAAAAGATATTCTTTTGATATCATATCTTCGTACAACTTAGTAGCATAATCAGTTCTTTTTCTAACTGATTCTGGGTCTTGAGCGTATGCTTTTACATCGTAAGATTTTTGAGATATACCATTTACAACTATATCTACGAATTTAGATAAAATAGGTACAGGCGTCCAGTCTAAATTAAGATAAGACAAATCACCATTAATAGATAATTCATCTTTATATTTTTGAACACTTTGTTCGCCTCTAGCGTAAAGTCTTAATTGATTAAAGTTATTCCAATTAGTTAAATATCTATTACCTGTAGTTCTGCCTTGAGAAAACCATTCACCTTCTATAGCTTGTGCTACTTGTCTACCGTATTCAATACTTGATTTTTCTTGGTCACTAACTACTTGGCTAGGAAATGCACTTCTAGTATTAGTATATATATTCATTAACTTATTATTTTTGATGTACTTCCTCTATTATCGTATTTTTTTATTCCTAAATCAACAGCTTTTAAACTAACAGGAGCGCTAGGCGCGTATCTGTGTTTATTGCAAGCCATCAAAGCTAATCCAGAACTAATAGAGGCATCATGCTTAGTTCGGTTATTTATATTAAATTTAGCCCAATCTTCAAGTGTTCTTTGAAAATAAACATCACCATATCCAGTTTCCTTTAAACCTACAAAATCTTCTATATAAGACTCTATAGCAGCGGCGTGAGCTTGCTTTATATCTTCGCTAGAGTTTGGTATACCACCTAATTCTTTTTCTGTAATTGAAAGTTTATTTCTTTTTCTATCAGGTCTATTCATTGAAAAACCTCTGTAACCTCTTCTTTTAAAATGATACAACAATCTTGGTTTGTTATTTTCTGCAAGTATAGGCATACCATAAAAAATACAGGCCATTAATACATCTTCAAAAAATATTTCAGCTGTTTGAGGTCTAGCTATATATTCTAAGAAAAAATGATTAGGCGGAGTATCTGTCATTGAAAACTTTGTAAGACCGTGTAAAGATCCTTTAGAACCTCTTTTATCTACTGTACCTGATATATCATAAGGATCACAACCAAATGCGCCTAAGTTTTCGTTTAAAGGATATTTAATACCGCCTTTAACTATTACTCTATTTTGTAAATCTACTGGTGGAACCCAAGTTATTAAAAATCTACCGTTATTGTTTGGTAAAAATATAACTTCTGAATCTTGCACTGCATTTTTCCATGCAAAATTACCTTGTGTTATATTTATAGAATTTCTTAAATCTTCATTAAAATCTATTTGTTCGTATATCTTAGTTAGATTAAATAAAGATTCTTTTGATTCATCTCTAAAAGCGTGCTTAGTAGTTCTTGGAAATTGTCTATAAAATTCATTTAAAGCGTCTTGGTCTTTTTTAAGACCATCAACTTCATTGTCCCAATACTCTATTACACCTAAATCTATTATCTCACCCTGTGGTCCTTCAATTGGTTTTTTAGGCGTGTCGAAGACAGGTAGTCCATAAGAATCAATGTATCCTTCGTAATTCCATTCCATAGGTATAAACAAGCTATATAATCCAGAGCGAGTTTGTCCATTCGCGTTTCGTTGTGTAACATCTGAGTCATTATATAGTTTTTTAAAG